GGCGTAATCATTGTCCATCCATAATTTGTTGTTGTTGCCATGTTAATAGTATCCTGCGGTTGCGTTTATCATCTGTGGTTTAGTGCCTGACATTCTGCGCTTGTCTTGGTCGTTTAATGCTTTGATAGCATCTTCAAAAAGCGCACCCCAAACAGGTAATCTGTTGTCATCATTTAAAAACGGTGCAGCGTGTAATAATGTGCCATACAAATATATTTGTGGTGATTTATTTAGTAACCAATTTGTATCTACATCATTTACTAAAGGTGTTACTTCAGCCAAATATCTCATAATACCTACAGTGCCATTTGGTGGAAACGGATAAAATAATAATTTAGTTCCTTGTATAGAATAAAATTTAGGTATACCTGAGTCAGAACCAATGCCATCCAATGAGTTATGCGGTACATACTGCAATGGATATTCAGAGCTTTTCATCTGTATGTTACGCATTTCTAAAAAGTTTGTAGGAAGTGTTGTTTGGCCTACGTTAATAGTAAACTCAGTATATTCTTCCATTTCAGATACATTAACTTTGCGGTTTACGCTTTCTTCATTCATTTTAATGAAATTAGGTATTTGTGCAGTCAAATCATCACGATTTAACGTATCACTTATAATTGTTTTTAACTCGCCTAGATTTGCAAATGCCATATCTACACCTTAAATTGTGCTACACGTAATGCTTGAAATTCATTACTGTTTAATTTTTCTACAACACGAGGCCAATGCTCTTTTTTATATATATCTAAGCCTTCTGTCGCTTTCCAATGCTCTATTAAGCCTAAAGGTATTGTTCCAACTTTAACTAAATCAGCCTTACCTAATGTGCCTTTTGCATCATATTGTTGTCGTTTATTTTCATCTAATATTTTAGTAAAATCTTGTTCTGTTTTTACATACATTTCATTAGTTAAACTATCTACTGCCAGGCTATGTTTAATCCCTGTAAGTGTATCTATTGAAAATGGTTTAAAACTACTCATATTAATCTCTTGCTACAACTAAATCGTTTTCTTCTAATAGTTTAGCTTGCGCTGCATTTGTTTTAAATATGTCGCCTTTTTTGTAACATATTTCACTGCTATCAGCATTTAATTTGCCTGTTCTTATTTGCGCTATACTGCCTTTTTTGGTGACAATGCACTCAATACCATCATCTTTTTGTATTTTAGCTTTAATTTTTGGCGCTTTTGTCTTTGGCATATTTATCTCCTAATTGTAGGGGCTGGCAAATGCCAACCCCCAATAATTACCTAATATTAGGTTAAGTCTGCGGCTACGCCTAGACCTTTTTCATTCTTAACGATAAGTGTCATATCACCAAGGATTTGACCTTTTTCGTTGTCACCAGTTTTGGATAATTCTTCATAACGTGGTGAACGTAATGTACCTAATGTACACATGGATGGGTCTACAAATAAAGCATCGCGTGTTAGGCCATACTGTACTGGTATTACAGTTAATTCGCCGTGGTTAGACATATACACGTCTGCACCGCCAATTACTCTACCTTCTTGCCCAGCAGATACTTGGTATCTGTTAGCCGCTAATCCTGTAAATCCAGAGAATATTGCTTTGTGAGCAGCACTCATATAGATTTGTGAGAATGTAGCGCCATTGTTAAATCCAGATTGGATTACGGCATCCATGATGTCTTTAGTGAAAGTACGCTGTGTACCATTTGTAGCAGCAGCACAATCTGTTCCGCTATATCCACCATTAGCACCATTTGTACCACGCGATACGTTTGAAGTTGCCCAGGCTAATGCACCAGCAGCTTTACGACCAGTTGAACCTGATTCTTCAGATGAAGCAAAGTTACCAATAAAACGTGCTTCAAAGTCACGCTTTAGTTCAATACCTTTGATAAGCTTTTGTCTAGCCATTTCTGACGCTACGCCAGCTGAGTCAACAGCTTCTTGTATGCCAGCGACAACTACGGCACGCTTTTTAGTTTGTACGCGGTTAGCAACACGTGTTCTTGTGTTAGCTTCGAATGATGTAGTATCATCACCATCAACTTGTGCTGAAGCAGCATCTGGAGTTGCTAGTGTTTCTGTTTGCCACTCATGACGTGTAGCAGTAACTTTAACGCCGCCGCCTTTAATGTTTGAGCAGAATGGTGTTTTCTCAGGAGCAACGCGCTCAATGAGGTTTGAGAGGTCTTCTCTGTTGCCAGCAACACCTGCTGGTACGATTGTGTTTGTTGGTGCAGCCATCTTAATATCTCCTGTTGATAGCTAACTCGATAACAATAACGCTACAGCATCATCTAATGAATTAGACCTGTTGAAACGTTTTGCAGCACGAGCTTTTCTTAATGAATTTGCATTACCTGCTGATTTGCCTTTTGACTTGATTGCCTTAGGCGCAGGTTTTGCGCTAGTTTTTGAAAGTTTCTTTTGACTATTACGATACTTAATACCATCATAGGCTAAAGATAACATTCCTGGTTTTGCAAACCTAAGTTCTTCTGGTGTAGCGCCTAAATCCAACAATGTTTTAGTTAATGTTTGTTGTATTTCTGGCCCTTTAACAGCATCCAATAAATCTGGAAATTGTTTAGGTACATTTGCAAAATTTTCCTGCAATATTTGTTGTTCATATTCTTGTTGTGCATTAACCGATGATTCTTTGTGAACCTCTAAGGCTTGCGACTCAGCTTCAAACAACGCTTTGTTTTGCAAGTATTCTGACGGGTCTCTTTGCGACATAGCTACCCAATCAATGTTATTCCAACGTTCATCAAACAATCTATCTAATGTTGCTGTTTCAGTTTGCACTGACTCAATAACATTGTGTAATTGTTCCATACGTTGCATTGACTGTTTAGTTACTTCAGCCGCAGCTTGTTGCGCTCTAGTTGTTTCAGCTTGTGACCGCTTAACTTCATCTGCAATAACAGATTGTGCTTCAGCAGGTAGTGATGAAAAAACATCTTTAGCGCCATCAGTCCAGAATTGGGGTGCGTCGATTGACGGAACATCTTCTTCCGCTTCAACTTCCTCAACTTCTTCATCTTCAAGGTTGACCTCGCTATCGTCAGGCTCCTCGTCGTCGTCGATGGTTTCTGGTTCACCATCTAGTTCAGTATCTTCTGTTTCTACTTCCTCTACAGCATTTGTAGTTTCTGCTTCTTCGGGCTTTGGCGGTTCTAACTGTGTTAGCTCGCTTACGGCTTGGTCGATACTTAAGGGGGCTTCATTACTCATTTTTTAGACTCCTTCTTGGTTAATCTTATGAGTGTCAATGTAGTTGTTTAGTTTACGTGGAATCTCACGGCACACATTGATAAGCGCTATAAGTTCACGTCGTTTATCTTCGTCTTTTGCTCCTGTTTGCAAAAGCGCTTCGTATGCTATTTCTTCCATGTTTTTTAGTGCTGTAGTTGTCAGCTTTAACTCACGTTTAGCTTGTGTAGCGTTCGTGCTTGCTTCTGCGCTATTTATTGTTGTCATGTTATAAGGCTACCACCTGGTCTAAATGATGATACTTCTTGTTTATATTGCATTTCCATTTCACGCATTTGCACGGCTAGTGCTGTTTCTCTGTCAATTTTTTCACGTTGTAATGCATCATTTGCAGCCATTTTTTCACGCTCTAATTGCATTCTGCTGTCTATTTCGTATTTTTTTAATTCCATTTCTTGTTGTTTAGCCTGTGCTTGCATTTGTATTTTAATCTGTTCGCTGCTATCTTGCGGCTCTTGTTCTTGCTCACCCATGCCAGGTTGTGGTGCAGGAAAAAACATTTCAGGCGCTTTTATACCAGCTTTTGTAGCATATCGTATTAATGCAGCGTGTATTGACTCAGGTGTTACAAGCGAACCTTGTTCTGCACCGCCTTGTTGATTTACAATTGCAGCTTGCAGATTTATAACTTCTTTAGCCAACAATGCTTCTTGTTGCTTACCACCAGCACCAACGCCAATTTCTATAGTCATATCGTGTCGCCTACCCCATTTTGTAGGGTCTACTTGTGTCCACTTACCTCTAAGACGGACATAATCAGCTTCCGTTGCATAATCTTTAATAAGGCAATGCAATCCTAACATCATATCTTTAATGCCGCCTTCAGCAAAGATACGTGCCATTAGTCTTGTACGTTTTTTGCCTTCAGAAAGCATTGTAAGCGCTCCTGAGGCCGTTTCGTGCAATGTGTCAGCCTTTATACCCGTTTCACCGCGCATGATGCCTGTACGACGCTCTGCCATGACATTTGCTGTTTCTAGACCTGACATATAGTCAAAACCACTGCCAGCCAGTCTAACTGGTCTTACGGCACCGCCATTGCGTGACCTTATTGGTGCGCCAGGCGTATTGTTGAGCAAATCAGATATAGTGTTTTCATTCGCACCATCTTCTGACACTTCCATGCGTTGATTGAGGCTAAATGACAGTTCATCTAGCATATGTCGTTGTATGCCTGTTTTTACACGCTGCACTTCAATTAATTTATCGGCTAAAGACAATCCATAAAATTTATGGGGCATTGGGTATGGACATATACTAGAGTATTGTATATAGTCCGCATCTTCTATTTCCAATATTACAGACGCATCGTCATTAGTTATAAGTCGTTTTATTTGGCCTTCAACACGTATATAATGCTCTAAAACAGTAACTTGCTCCATTACACCTATAGAATTGTTAAATAAATCATCTTCAGTGTCTAAACTACGTGCATCAGTAACAGTTTCATTGTCACCTACGTCTACATTGGTTAGATTTGCTACTTTGTCAGGGTCGTAACCCTTTTCTAATAAATCTTGTTTACGTGTTTGTATTTGAGCTACGCAATATGTTGTGTCACGCAACTTTACAGTGTCTTTTGCTACGGCAAATCGTTCAGCAGGTACTGTTTCTACTTTAACGCGGCCTTTTGTGGTAGTTTTAGTAAACTCAGCGCCTGTTAT